GACAACCGCTCTGCTGTGCGGTGTAGAGCCTAATCTACTGTAAACATCGCCTTTTACAGGCGCACAAACTCATCTGGAACAAGATAACCGCCCTCTGCGTCTGTGCCAATGTGCAAATCATCGTGGACATCGATCCAGTTGCGGTTTCTGATACTGTTCCAGAATGCTGTTTTGTAATTGTCGCTTGCTGTACCTGTCTTTTCCGTTGCATTCGGAGTTGCAGGCTTACCGAGAACAGGAGTGGAAGTTGCTTTGTTCATTTCAGCTTCGATTTCAGCTTGTCTTTCCAGACGCTGAATTTCCTTTCCAAGGTCTACAATAGTCTGTTCCATTGCATCGTAGGTCTTGGAATCCTCCTCGCTGAGAACGCCGTTTGCGTTTCTCTTGCTGTCGAGAAAATCACGGGCAGTGTCCCAAGCCTTCTTTCTCTTTTCTCTCAGTTCCTGAATTGTCATAGCCATAATCAATTCCTCCAATCAATATTTCAAAAGTGCCAGCCTTTTTTCAAGCTGGTTAATCGGTGTGCCTGTAACGGATTCTGCTGATGCAGATACTTTGGATAAGAATGCAGATAGATTCTTCGATTTGGAATAGGTCATTGCGGTAAGTGTATCTTCTTTTTCTTCTTCATCCGGTTCTTCCTCTTTAGGAACAACAGGCATTTTCTTCTCTGCAAAAAGAATCCCGTCCACAAATCCCATCTCATGAGCCTTTTTCGCATTGAGCCATGTTTCATCGGACATCAGCTTTGCAATCTTGTTTCTGCTGAGGTGGGATTTGGTTTCGTAGGCGTTAATAATGCTCTCTTTGACTTCATCAAGCAAGATGATAGCTTTTTCCATATCAGATTTATTTCCCGTAGCACAAGTGTTGGGGTCGTGGATCATCATTAAGGCAGTCGGTGCAATCAAAGTTTCATCACCTGCCATCGCCACAACAGAAGCAGCAGAGGCAGCAATGCCGTCAATTTTCACGGTAACCTTGCCTTTATGATTTTTCAGCATAGAATAAATCTGACTTGCAGCGAACACATCGCCACCTGGTGAATTAAGCCAGACTGTCAAGTTTCCGCTAACTTTTGATAGTTCATCACGAAACAAAGCAGGTGTCACTTCATCGCCCCACCAAGTATCTTCAGAGATAGGACCGTTAAACAAAAGCTCTGTTTCCGATGTATCTTCGTTTTGGATAAAGTTCCAGAATTTCTTCATTCGGTTTTCTCCTCCTTTTCTGAATTTTGATTTGCAAATGCACCTGCATCAGCAAGTTTGGTAAAGCTGCCATTTACGAGGTATAGATTTCCGCCCTCTTCCTCAGAAAGCATATTCATATCTTCAAGTTCTCTAATGTCATTCGCCGACATCCAGCCGTTTTGTCTTGCAGTAGCATAGCCCTGCATACGGGAAGCATAATCGCCTCGCAAAAGCCCGTCCACATTGAACTTCACGAAATACTGTCCTTTTTCAGAATCAGAAAGAAGTGCTTTTTGTAAGGACTGCTCCCATCGGACGATCCAAGGGTCAAGGCTGTATTTCACGAAATCAAGGGATAAATGCTCTACGTTACTGAATGTTGCATGGTCAAGGTCACCGATCATATGAAGCGGCACTCTGTACATTCTTGCGATTTCTTCAATCTGAAACTTTCTGGTTTCCAGAAACTGTGCTTCATTATTCGGAATTGCAATGGGTGTGAACTTCATGCCCTCCTCCAAAACTGCGACCTTGTGGGCATTTCTTCCGCCATAGGCTCTCTGCCACGCATCACGCACACGTTCCGGATTTTTGATCACTCCGGGGTGTTCTAACACACCACTTGGTGAAGCACCATTTCCAAAGAACGATGCTCCATATTCCTCACAGGCAATAGAAATGCCGATTGCATTTTTGGCAAGTGCAATCGGCGAATATCCAACCAGTCCGTCAAATCCTAAACCCGGAATATGCAGAACTTCATCAGCATAAAGAACGATGTCGCCCTGTTCTTTCAGATTCGGATTTGCTTCATCGTAACGGCTGTAAATGTATATCAGGCGGTTTTTTTCATCACGGTCAACCTTCATTTTGTCAGGCATCAGAGGATACAGTCCCAATACATCACCTCTGCCGTTTCGGATAATCTGTGCATAGGCATTGCCGTAGATAAGCAGATGGGACATTAAGGTTTCTCGGAAAACAAACGATGTCATTTCAGGATTCGGCTGATCGTGGAGCAAAAAGTAAAGCGGGTGCTGTGGCACTCGCTCTTTTCCGCTATCGTTGTATTTGTACACATGAAGCGGCAGCTGTGCAATTGCTTCTGACAGAACCCGCACACAGGCATAGACCGCAATATGCTGCAAAGCTGTTCTATCGGTGACTCTTTTTCCTGCATTGCTTCTGCCGAAAAAATATGTGTATGACGGGCTGTCGTAGCTGTTGGTCGGCTTATCTCTGGACTTAAAGAGCCCGCTGAAAATTCCCATAAAAATCAATTCCTTTCAGAGGGTTGTTTTTTTGGTGTGGATGTGGTATACTTAAATATGAAATCGAGTAAATTTTTCGATTAAGTCATATAGCTTAGGAGTAAGATAAATGTGTTTTGAAGATGAATTCATGGATAAGCAGTCGGAAATTATTTCTTTGTACAAAGAAGCAGCAAGTGCTAAATCGGAACTACTATACGTATACATTTATAATGATGATTCCCAGTCTTTAATTGCAAGTGCATACCGTGTTGATGAAAAAGTAGTTGGCAATGTAAAAGCGGGTGTATCCGACGAAATCGATAATAAGATCTATAATATTATAACAGAAGAAATAATGCCGGAATTGAATGAAATTTGCCAAAGATACAATAGAGAGATACCTGTTGTATTTAAATATACATACAACTTAAAAACAGGTTCTTTTGATTCTGAGTATTTGTATGCTAAAGATGTTGCTGAGGATTATGAATGTGGTACTGAAGCTTTGAAATGGATTAAATCGAGATAATTAAAACACCAGCATCTCCCTCATATCATAAACCGACTCATCAGACACACATCCACAGCGAATTGCACGGTCAAGAGCCATGATCATGGCAACCGCACCGTCAATTTTCTCTGTGGATTTTTCTTTGTCCGGCTTGATGTTTCCGGCAGGGTCACGCCTGATGAAAATGTTATCCATCATCCACCGAAGAACCGGGTGACCATTGTGGGAAAGGGTCTGTTCCAGAGTCAGTTTCATCAGTTCCTTGGTCGGTGGACTCATGTCTTTATATCCTTGTCCAAATTGTACCATTGTAAAACCCAGTCCCTCAAGGTTCTGCGACATCTGCACCGCACCCCAACGGTCAAATGCTATCTCTTTGATATGAAATTTCTGTCCCAGCTCATCGATGAAGTTTTCGATAAAACCATAGTGAACCACATTTCCCTCAGTTGTTTTCAGATAGCCTTGCCGTTCCCATATATCATAGGGAACGTGGTCACGGCGAACTCTTAAAGGCAATGTTTCTTCCGGCAGCCAGAAGTATGGCAAAATGTAATAATGCTCATCATCTTCAGTGGGTGGAAAGACAAGCACGAAAGCCGTAATATCTGTTGTACTGGAAAGGTCAAGACCGCCGTAGCAGATACGATCTGCAAGCATCTCTTCATCAAAGCTGACTTTGCATTTATCCCATTTTTCCATCGGCATCCAACGCACCGCTTGTTTTACCCACTGATTCAAACGCAGTTGCCGAAACGCATTTTCCTCGCCCGGCGTTTCTTTTGCAGAGTTACACGCAGCCACCACCTTATCCATGCCGATGGTCTTATCCAGACTTGGATTTGCTTTTTTCCAAACCTTCGGATCAGTCCAGTCCTCGGATTCATCTGCTCCATAGATAACCGGATAGAAAGTCGGATCATGCTTTCTGCCTTCCAGAATGTCCTTTGCCTTTTGGTGTACCTCATAGCAGATGCTGTTGGTGTCCGTTCCGGCAGTGGTGATAAGAAAATACAAAGGCTGCATTCTGGCATCGCCGGAGCCTTTGGTCATAACATCAAACAGCTTTCTGTTCGGCTGCGTATGAAGCTCATCAAACACAACACCGTGAATGTTAAAGCCATGCTTGGAATAGGCTTCTGCCGAAAGCACCTGATAAAAGCTGTTGGTCGGGATGTACACGATACGCTTTTGTGAGGTCAGGATTTTCACTCGTTTGGAAAGGGCAGGGCACATTCGCACCATATCTGCCGCCACATCAAATACAATGGCAGCCTGCTGGCGGTCAGCAGCACAGCCGTAAACTTCCGCACGTTCTTCGCCGTCACCGCAAGTTAATAGCAGAGCAACGGCAGCAGCAAGCTCTGATTTGCCATTTTTCTTAGGAATTTCAATGTAAGCCGTGTTAAACTGACGATAGCCATTCGGTTTCTGAATGCCAAACAAATCACGGATAATCTGTTCCTGCCAGTCCAGAAGTTCAAATTTTTTTCCAGCCCATGTGCCTTTGGTATGGCTCAGACACTCAATAAAAGAAACGGCATAGTCTGCCTCCTTTTTGTTGTACTTGGAATCCTCCGCCATAAAACGTGTTGGTTTAAATCTTGCCATTGTTCTCACCCCCCAACAAAAAAGACCTGCCAAAAAGCAAGTCTGCATCGTTTATTTTAACGCCCTCATGAGGCCGTTTTTTAATCGAGATTCTATTCCGTAGAGTAGACGGACGACATTACTGCCGCCGCCCCTCGACAGAACCGTACGTGCCCTATTAAGGCATACGGCTCTTCAAACAATCTTTACAGACCAATTCCAGATGTTCTTAGTTATCTTAGGCTTTGGAATGTGATAATCCCAAATCTTATTAAATTTTCCCCATCGCATATATGCTCGTTCACTTCTGCGATTCAGCATCTTGTGCGTGACATATTTTAAATATTCATAGAACTTTCGCATCTGCGTATAATTTCCATTCACGCCATAGTAATTGTAATGCCCTAACAGACTTACTCTGATTAACTTCATTGTTTCAGTCACATTCTTGTTGAGACGTGTTTTCAACCACTCTTTTGCTTTTTGCCGTTTCGCTTTCAATTTCTTCTTGCTGGTACGGATTCCGACACGATATTTTCCTTTCGCTGTATGCGTGTTAAAGAATGTAAATCCCAAAAAGTCAAACTCCTCTTTGTTTTCTGCAAATCTTCCGAATTTGAAAATTCTCGTCTTTTCCTCCGCAAGTTCCAGTGAAAACTTTGCAAGTCTTGGCTTTAATGCCGTCATAACTTTTTGTGCATCGTCCCAGTACTGGAACATAATGATAAAGTCATCTGCATATCTGACATAATAAATTTGTCCTCTAATATGCTTCTTTACTGCGGTTACCCACAAGTCAAGCACATAATGCAGATACACATTCGCCAGAATCGGGGATATTTGCCCACCCTGCGGTGTCCCCTTATCACTTTCATGATATTCTGTTCCTTCCATGATTCCCGCAATCAGAAACCGCTTTACATAACGCAGAAAATTTTTGTCATCAATATCATTTGCGAGAAACTTCATCATCCAGTCATGATTTACATTATCAAAGAATCCTCTGATGTCTGCTTCCAGCACATAATTAACCTTTCGGCACATTATCACTTGATTGATATATGCTACTGTGTCATGAGCACTGCGATTCGGGCGGAATCCCATGGAACAGTCAAGGAATCTTGGCTCGTATACCTGATTCAGTATATCTGCCATTGCTCCCTGTACAAGTCTGTCCTCATAAGCTGGTATTCCCAAAGGTCTCATTTTCCCATTGCCTTTGTCGATATAGGCTCTGCGTACTGGTAATGGTCGGTATTGTAACCTCTTCATTTCTTGTACTAGTTTACCAATATTTTCATTAACATGGGTTTCGTACCTCTGTTTGTCCACCTTATCGATACCGGGGGCTTTATGCAGCTTTTGATGTCTATGCTGTGCCATAAGATTTTGTTCATTGACATTGTGCATCAGATTCTGCACTTTTGCGTATCGTCTGGATTGGCTGCTTATTCTCATTGAGTTCGTTTCCATCTGATTTGACCTCCTGTGTCACACATGTTTCTTCTTTGAGAACGATTATTTGCTGTCCCCTTCACTCCATCTGCTTTCACAGACTTCGCAGTTATTATGAGACAGTCCGACTTCTGACAGACCATCGGATTTTCTCCGCACTTTATGTACTTCAATTTTCCTACCTCAACTTAGGAATCCGTCAGACCTCCCAGGTATGCATAAGATACCTTGTATACTCGCCACGCCCTCGGACCCCGGTGGAATCAGCAGTTTCTCGCCTAACAAATCTGCTGATGCTGTCTGCTGCAACAATGACTGCATCGACTTCCGCTAACAACATAAATTACGGGGCTCTATAGCTTCACGCTTTCGCATTGCGGCTCTCATACTCCATTGCCTACGCTTAAATCTAACCTCACGGCTTCAACTCCAAGGCTATGTACTGACTGCTTGCTATGCTTTATCAGGTCGAGAATTTCACCCGACTATATCTTATGCACCGAACTGGCGCACCATTGTAACCATGTTACCATACAAATTCAAGGATTGCAAGCCGCTAAACATACAGAAAAAAACGATGGAATTTCGGCACTTTCTTGTGTATCATACACCAACGAAACAAGAGCCCTTGTGCCGCCTTGTGTGGGGCATTTGTGGGAAAGGGAAAACCACTCGGAGAAAACAAAACTACGCCGGACAGGGCAACACAGCGGCTGTACGAGCCGCAGCCCCTGTTGGGGCTTTGGTCTTGGGCTATGGGTTTTGGGTTACCGTCCGGTCTGGCACACCTAACAGGTGCCCGTTCCCTCTGTCCCTTCGGGACATCTCCCCACCCCGTGGGGAGTCACCCATTCAAATT